GCAGCCTGCTCAGCCGTAACCGGCTTGTCGTAATCCATCTGGATCGCAATAAGCAACCCAAGCTTGACCATGTTCATTGCAAACGGCGGGATGTACACATCCTCGTTGCCGGATTCAATGGCGTAATAACCGACTTCAATGCCCTCAGCTTCAAGCTGGGCCATCATGTCGTTAAGCGTCTTGACGTGCTGGCTAACCTGCTCAGCGGTAGGAGACTCATAGTCTCCAATGATCCCCGCTTTGTGCAGCGTGCTAGCAATCAATTCTGTAGCTGTCATGTAAACCCCTGAGAATCGGGGCGAGGCCGAAGCCCCGCCCCGAACCCATCAGCTAGATCAACCGTCAGCGTGGATACGGCAAGCGAGCTGCGGCCGAATCGCCGCATAGCCGTACAGGATGTCCAGGCGCGTCTTGAAGTCGCGAGAAGCGATGTCAAAGTCCCGAACCAGCGACACGGTGATGCCATCAAACGTGGAGCTAGACGCCATATCGGTGCCGTTCGGCATCGGCAGGTCAGCCGTCACGAAGGTGAACGCATTCTTGTGGAACGCGATAGAACCGTTGATGGTTTCCGAAGCACCCGCCGCCACCTTGACGATGGCCGAGCCGTTAGCCATGCCCGCCGCCACAACGTTCTGACGACCCGTGGTCGTGTAGATCGCCGGGCTAAACGTGAGCGTGCCAGCGCCGCCCGCGTAGTCCGCCGCAACCACGAATTTCTGCAACTGACCGGTGGACACTTTCGTTTCCGGGTGGACGCGGAAGCAACCCGCCACGGTGAACACGTCGCCGGCCTTGAAGGTCGTCGCACCCGTCGCAACCACAACCGAGGCGGAGCCGTTAGCCGTCACAGCACCGTTGACGGTATACGTGGTGGCCTTGAGCGCGGTGCCGGTCGTGTGATCGGCCAGGATGGTCGATTCGTACACGTCAAAGCCCAGCGTGCGGCCAATCATGCCTTCCTCGTACTGATCCTTGATGTTATCAGACGAGTGGAACAGACCCTTGGTGTCGGTCATGAACTTCGTGGTGTGATCCGGCGTCAGCACAACCGAACGGCCCGAGGTCGGGGTCAGGTTTTCCGTCAGAATCTGACGGGCGTTGTTGAGCGCCGTGAAGCTAAACGCAGTCGTGTCGCCGTCATAGACGTTGTAAACCTTCTTATAAAGGTTCGTGTACACGTCAGACTCAACCGCAGCAGCCAGAACCGACACCGCAGGCTCGATAAACCGGCTGTTGAAGTCGTCAAGGTTCAGCGCAAGGTCAAGCGACGTGAACTGCATATCAACGCCGCGAACGCTGGACACCGGCAGGTCAACCTTGAGTTCCGCAGTATCCTGCGCACTGTAGGTCAGGCCCGAGCGAGCGGTGTATTCGTTCGGCAGACGCACGCGCAGCGTGTCGCCAATCTTGCCGCCAGACTTGCCAAACTGGTCATCGTACTGACGATCCATCTTGCGAAGGAACGTCGCTTTCTGGTGCAGCGTCATCGCTGCCTTGCGCGTGATCTGACTGATAGTCAGGAGTGAATTAGCCATTTCGTTTTCTCAATTTTTGAAGTCGTTTTTCTTCCAACGCAAACCACTCCTGATCGCTCAAACGGTCGCCGGTGCTGTCTGTGGTTTTCGCAGACATTTCGGCGTTCGAGGCTTCGATCCGGGGCGGTGGCGGAGGTGCTTTGCTAACGGGCGGCTTGGCAGTCTTTGCCTGCTCACGCTCTAGCTGTATTCGCGCTTCGATTCGGCCAAGTTCGCGTGCGGCTAACGTCGGCGGCAGCATTGCAATCTGCGCAGCGACATCAGGGTTTTTGCCAAGGTGGTAAGCCAGCGCCGGTCCGTCATCGCTTTGCACGATGACTTCGGCCATTGCTTGGCTAACGGGAAGTTCCCTGTGGAATACGTCGTAGAAGTCCGGCGCATCCTTCACGAAGGCTTCCACCCTCTGCTCATAGGCGCTTTTCGTGCTGGCGGATTTTTCCGCCTCACGCTCGCGCTTAATCGCGGCTTCCGCTTCCTGACGCGCAAAGGTGCGCGCCTCGTCACGGATGTATTTCGCGAACTGGCTTTCGTCGTAACCGAAATCAGCCAGAGTCTTGACAGGCTCGTCTGCGACAGGGGCTGCGGCCTTCGGCTGTTCAGCCGTGGCAGCGCGCATCCGCTCAGAACGCTCGAAATCTCGTTCGCGTTCCGCTGTTCGCCATTTCCTCGTCAGTTCGTCGATTCGCTTCTGCAAGCCAGGGGCGGCAGACTTTTCGCCAGAATCGCTGGCGTCCGGTGATGGGGCGGAATTCGCAGCAGCCTCGTTAGTTTCCGGGGCCTCTACGTTTGCATCGGGCGCGGCTGACCCTTCGGCCAGTTCGGTCGAATCAATATCCAAGTTGCACCTATTGGTGAGTGGGGCGCTAGAAGCCGTCTAGCGAGCGGTTATTCGTCAAACATCAACGCGGCAGTGATGAGGAAGTGTTCTTCCTCTTGCTGCCGAATAATTGCGCGGCTCAGCGCAAGCATTGCGCCGGTCGTTTTCTTCTCTTGCGCAGCGCGAAATGCTTCGCGTGCCTTTTCGTTCAGTTCGTCAGGCAGCGGCTGTGACAACACCAGCGCCCGAAGCCGGGCCAGTTCGTCGCGCTGCGCATCGCGCTTGGCCTGCTCATGCAGGAAGCGTGCAATCTCTTGTGCGGCAGCATCGGCGCTGGTCTGCTCTAGCGCCTGTTCTTCATCATCCTGTAGTTGCTTGCGTCGGCGCTGCGAGTGAGCGCGCCACAAGTCATACGAGGATATGAACCCGCCAGAAGGCTGCTCAGGCTCAACCGCTGCGGTGTCAACACGGCCAGCGAAGTTACCGTAGGGGATCGCTGAAACACCGGCCAGACCTAACCGGGTGTATGTCTCCGTGTACGGTCTGACTGTGCTGCTACCGCCTGTAGCGGCGAGAAGCAGCGACATGGATTACTCCCAGCCGTAGATAGGCTGCCAAACAAAATTGATGACCTGCGATGCCGTCGCCGTGCCGACAAGGAACTTACCGACAAGCTGCACAAATTCTCCGGGGTTGACGAAAATCGGCGCATCGCCAAAGTCTGCGAAAATCTTGCCGCCCTGCGGCTGCGCACCGACAGGAGCGCCGACTGCCCATGTGGCATACCCTAACGAGACGCGACGCGGGGCTTTCGCCGCCGCGCCTTCCGCCGTCGCCAGTGACACGGCGGTATGTCCGTAGGCCAAGCAAAACTGCACCGTGGTCGCCGTCGTTGCAACCGCTGCACCGTTGTTGATGGCGTCAATAACGACACCGCGAATCACGCAACGCTTGCCGGAGATGGCCGATGTGCCTGCCGGGATCTGGTAGCTGCCCCAGATACCGTCAGTCGCTGCAGCCACCGCAGCCGTGACAGCACCCTGCCCGCCCAAACCACCGGGCAGGTTAGCCGTCAGGGCCGTATTAGAAGGCGCTGCGGCGGTCGGGTTCGTGGAGTTGGCGTAAGTAGCCAGACCGCCCATCGTGCCGCCCGAGAGGCCCTGATAGCTTCCATATACACGCGAACCCTGAGTGCCGGGAATCGCCGAAAGGTTAGAGCCGCCAAGGCGGACGTTATAGGCACCAAGCGTGGCTTGAATGACGCCACCCGCTGCGCCGCCCGTAATGCGATGTTTGAGCGCAAATGGAAGCGCGGCAGACATGGAAACGCGGCTCTGCCCGCTGGGCCGCGGGATTGATCCCGCCTTGTTGGCACCCGTTCCATCGTCAATCCAAAACTCTGCCCCGGTCGCCGTGCAATAGACGATGAACAAATACCGTTTGCTGTTCGTGTACGTCCACGTTCCGGAGCCGCTGGTAGCGGGAAACACGCCGGTTGACGTTTCTGCGCCGTTGAATGAGGCAATGCCCTGAAGGCCAGCGGAGTTAAGGCGGAAAAATACGCCATCCGTCGGCGCCACTGCGACCGTGCTGGGCAGCATGAAGCCGAATTCTACAAACGAATTCGCCTGCGGCTGCGCACTGAATCCAATGACAGCTTCAGCCGATAGCGTCTGCGTGCCCACAATCGGGAAATAGGCATAGGTCTGAAACACCGTGCCCGTCGTCGTGGTCGTGGTCGAGCCGCTGTTAGTCGTGAGCTGGCCCGCCGTCCACGCGTTCGTCATCGTGGTCGTCAGGTATGAATGCTTTCCCGTGTTCTGTGCGGTGTAGTTGAAGTTTTCTTCGTCAAGCACCAAGTCTTGCGCGACACGCACGCGATAATCGGAGTCCACTTCTGGCGACAGTAGCGAAACAACACCTGTAAGCGCCCCGGTATCATTCTCCGAGAAGTTGCGCACGCCACCAACATCAGCCGGGGCGGCTACCGCATCAGTACCTAACGCAACCGCTAAGCGGTTCGTCGCGGTAACTTCCGCTTTGGTGCCAGTGAGTCCGTTAATCGCTGTATCAAGAGCCATGTATTAGTCCGCCCAAACGTAACGCACTTTGAAAGTGCCTTGGATTTTCTCTGTGCTGCGTGCGTAGATTGTTCCGCCTACGCCCGCATCGGAAGATGCAGTCAGGCCCACCAGCGCCGCGAAGTACTTGTGATCCGCTGCCGTGTGATCGGTAGTCGTATCTGCCGCCATCACGTAAGCTTCCACCGCGCTGGCCGCGCCAATCGTGGCGTCTGTGAATGTGACCGATGCCTCGTTAGCGCCAGGGAACGCGCCGAAATCAAGCGTGGCATTGCCCTGCCCGACCGCCATTACTGCGCTACCTGGTCTTCATAAGTGGGGATCGCCATAAGGTTGCCCTTAGGGTCGCGCTGCGTCTGAATGCCGATAATGCGCGGACGATTCGGGACGATAACGGGCTGCTGTTGCTGCGCGGCCTGCTGAATCTGCGACAACGCCTGCGCCTGCGCCTGCATGTGCGCGGAATACATCGCCTGCATTTCAGCAACCGCCTGCGTGACCTGAGAAGCCAGCGCCTCGCGATCCTGCTGCACAGCCTGCCCGCCCTGATCTGTCATCTGCTTGGCCTGAGCCAGCGAAATCTGCGCGAGGCTCTTTGCTACGTCAGCGTCAAACTGCGCCCGCTTCACATCCAAGTTAGCGAGCGCAAGCTGCACATCATTCTTGGCTTTCTCAGACAGCGCTTTTTCTTTCTCAGCCTCTGCCGCCGCCTGCTGCACTAACTGGCCGTGCTGCTCAACCTGCTGCATCATCTGCTGAGCCTGCTGCATCGCGGCCTGCGCTTCGGGCGGGATTTCCTTGCCCTGCGATTCCAGCGCCTGAATCTGCGGCGGGAGCATCGCCTTGATGCGCTTGGCGATGTCGTCCGCGTAAGGCGCGTCCGTCGCCTTCATAATCAAATCGCCAGCAATGGCGAATAGCTGAGGATTCTGCTGCCCGAGCTGCGTATAGATTTCCGCCGCTTCCTGCCGGCGCGTTGACCACGACGGGCCAACCGTGATGGCAACGTCATACTTGCCGCGTGCCAAGTCGTTGATAACGGTCGGCATCCCAGTTTTGGGATCAACGCCAGGATGGTTGACTTTGGCGTAATCCTCTGCGCCGTCGCTGCCCAAAATCCTAACGCTGCGTGCCGTGTCAATCACCTTGGGCACCAAGTCCACAAGGATTTCCCACGTGCGGCGGATGCCCTTCCCCATGTTGTCCATGTAGTTGAAGGTGACAATTTCGCCTTGCTGCTGTCGGGCATTGATTGCACGTCCCGACGTTTCGTTACCACGGTTGCCAAGCGAAGCGTCATAGATGCCCGTAACCGCTTTGATATCCTCGCTAGCGGCCTGCATTTCCTGAATGAGCGCTACCGGCACATCAGCGCCGCCAACGCGCACGGGCGGGCCGGACGCCTTCGGATCGGCGTTATAGAGCATGTAGGGGAAGTTCTTGCGATGGGCTTCCGCCCATTCTTCCGTGTGCCCTACCGCCTGTTCCGGCGTTGCCCAAATCTTTGCCTGCGGGGCCAGCGCAACAGACTCGATCGCATTGGTACGCGAGTAGTTGTAACTGCGCTGCGCATCCTTGCCGAATCGAGTCAGGCCAAACCACGTTGTTTTGCCATCAACGACAAGGTGCTCACCGTACACGATGACAAACGGGAACTGACTGCCCGCCCATTCCACCGGGCCTTCTAGCAGCTTGTCGCCGCCGCCCGCAATGCACATCATGATCTTGTGTCCGCGCACCTTGCGCTGCTTGACGATGGACACGTCAGGCGGCAACTGCGGAACAGTGGCGAGGTCTACCGTCTCACCGGACGACAGCAGCGCAATCGTCTTATCGACCGGCATTTTGTACCAGTACTCGACGATGCGCACCCAATCATCGGTTTCCCAATCGTCGTTGCCGTCAAACTCGGAGGCTTCAAACGAAACGGCCTCAGCCTTCGGGTAACGCTGCTTGAACTGCTCTTTGCTGATCTTGTCAGTCAGAATCCAGTCGTTAGCATCGCGCTTCAAGAGGTCATTGCAGCCGGGGTCGGCATACAGGCAAAACGGGTTACGGATCGGATCAACGCCGATAACCTGGTCAAAGGCTTCATCGTCCGCATAATCAAGCGTGATGCGCCATGCGCCCATGCCGGCGCCTACCTGATATTCCGCCGCAGCGTCAATGACCGTATCGCCGTCAGCATTCGCCCAGATGTTGCGAATCAAGCCTTCAAGAACTTCGGCTGTTTCTACGTCGCCATCTTCCGTGGCGCGAACCTTGCCCA